TGTCCTACACCGTCAGTCAACGTACCAAGACCACCAACCACTCCGTCAGCAGAGTTACCACCACCAACGTCCATAGTTACACCAGATCCTGATGCGGAATATGTACTTCCTATTCTTGAAACCTGAGTTGCAGCAGCATTAACCTGCAGCTGTGTCGAAGATGTCATTCGGTGTGTTATGTCTGCTTTCACTGGGACAGTAGCACCTAACGACAATAATGTAAGAGTAAAGAGAATTCTCTTCATTGCTTTTTCACCCTATCTATGCTATTATATTTATATTTCGTAACCTTAATGAAAGTAATAGATAATTTTCTATCTACTAAAGACTGGCAACGGATAGAAAATACAATGATAACAGGGGGTTTGCTACCTTGGTGTTATAATAATATGAAAGTTAGTGGTGATGATAGTATCAATAACTACCAATTTACTCATGAATTTTTTAACTTTCATTCCATAAACGGTCCATGTCAACGTGCAGAATCTTCACATCTTGAGATACTAAAACCATTGGTAGATAAAATAAACATGGTAGCACTCCATAGGATCAAGGGTAATCTTGAACCATTGAAAGCAGAAAGACACTTCAGTAATTGGCATACGGATATCTACCCACCTACTAAGTCTATGACCACTGCGATATACTATGTGAATACCAATGATGGGTACACTGAGTTTGAAAATGGGAAGAAGATCAAGTGTTTCAAGAATAGATTTGTTTCCTTTCCATCAAATTTGAAGCACAGGGGTGTCAGCCAACTAGATAATAAGGTAAAATGTGTTATAAACCTAAACTACTTCGGGTACATAAATGAAAATCTTTCTTGACACTGCAGATACAAAATTAATCCATGATGGTTATCTTACTGGATTGATTGATGGTGTCACAACAAACCCAACTCTTATTATGAAGAGTGGTAGAGATCCAGAGGAGGTCTATGCTGAACTTAGGAACATTGGTTTGAATGATATCAGTATGGAAGTTGTTGGTGATGGTCCTTCTATGGTTGTAGAAGGTAGAAGACTTGCTAAAGTTTTTGGACAGTGTGCAACTATAAAAGTTCCTTGTACTCCTGATGGATTGTTTGCTTGCAGAGAACTATCAAGAGAACTGATAAGAGTAAATGTAACTCTTATATTCTCACCATCACAGGCAATACTTGCTGCTAAAGCAGGTGCTACATATGTGTCACCATTCGTAGGTAGAGTGGATGACAATTCCTTTGGTGGTCTATGTCTCATCAAGGATATTGCTAACATATATACTAAACAGAACTGGAAAAGGACTGAGATACTGGGTGCTTCTATTAGAGATGTGAGATCTGTAGGTAGAGCATTTGAGTATGGTGCTAACATCTGTACTATACCACCAGCAGTATTCAACAAGATGTATAATCATATCCTTACTGAAAAAGGATTGCAATTATTTGATCATGATTGGGCAGAAGTAAATGCTAATTTACCGCAACCTAGTATCTAAGGAAGTACTAGATCAGTGTAACACTGAAATAGATAATCTATTACCAACACAGAGATGGTCTTCAAGTCATACCACTTGGGGATCATCTTTATATGATGGTATACCTGGTACGTGCATGAGAGCAGTACCTACATTTAAATTAGTGAAGATAATCAAGGATGCTATCATTGATACTTTACCTACTTGTAGTAATCTCAATATGAATTATCATTATTGGTTGAAGTACTCTGGTATTGGATGGCATAATGATAGTGCTAGAACTAGTGGTGACAGGCGTGTCTTTGGTGCAACTCTATATCTAAATGAATGGGATCATAAGTGGGGTGGTCTTTTTGTGTGGCAAGATGGTAAGGATGGAAGTCTAAAAGTTATATGTCCTGAGCCAGGAACCTTAGTAGTAAATACTGAAACTGAAGATCATCATGTTACTATGATTTCACCATCAGCAAAGTATGCTAGAAGATCTGTACAAATATGGGGAGACCGATGAGAGTAATGTGTAATGCTTGTGGTGTTGTGATAGCAGTGCCATCAGTAAAGTTTGTTTGTTGTGGTTGTGATAATCTTTTGACAGTAGAGGATGATAAAATTTCTGCTGTTGATATGGGGTTGATAGACTTTATTGAAGATACTAAACCTAAAACTAAACCTGTAACCCAAAGGAGAAGAAGGAAGGTGAGGAAACTTGACTTTGAAATCCGTTGATTTAGGATTTAGTTGGACTGATGATCCTGAATTGTTATGTAAGAAACTTATCTTACAACATAAGTGGAGTGGTAAGATATACAAGACAGGAGAGTATGTATTTCCCATATCTCCTAGTAACAAATCTTTGTTTGAACCGTTGTTAGATCTTATACAGATTACCGTAGAGAATATCTATCCTAAGATTGATATTCGGGATAGAACTGCATGGGTATATGTTTCTAATGCAAAGAGAAATCAAATGACATGGCATTATCATATGCCAGAGCATGTGCAGCGTGATATATCCACAGTATTTTATATGAAAAAACCTGCTGATGGTGCCATAGCATTTGTAGACCATGTGCATGAACCACATGAAGGAGAGTTGATTATATTCCCTGCCACTGCACCTCACACTCCTCTTCCCACAACGTCTGATGAGTATAGGATTGCACTAAATGTGAACCTTGTAACACGTAATAAATATCTTGACTTTATGCCTAGATAAGGGTATAATTACAAGGTAAACCTACTAAAGACAATGACTAGGGGTCCATTTCTTTCCAAATTCAAAAACCATACAGAGGAATTAGTATTAGCAGTGAAGGATAAGATAGATTTAGAGTATGATAATCCAGAGTTATATAAAAAGGTGTATAACTACTATAAGGAAGGGGATATTTATTTCTATGATGATAAGGATAAGGATTATAATATAGTAATAGATGAATTAGAGTATGATCTTATGAATGCAGGGGTTATGGTATGAGTTTTAAAAGAGAACGTCCGTGGGGATGGTATAAGTGCATCTGTAGAGGTGAGAACTATGCTGTCAAAAAGATATGGGTGGAACCTAATCAAAGATTATCATTACAATACCATCAGCATCGTGCAGAACATTGGACTGTTGTAAAGGGTAGTGGTGTTGTTACTAGAGGTAATATGGATACACCATGTAAGCCAGGTGATACTTTTGATATTGGTATAGAACAACGTCATCGTTTATCGGGTGGAGAAGAAGGTGTTCTTATTATTGAGGTACAACGTGGTGAGTGTAGAGAAGATGATATTATAAGATTAGAAGATGATTATGGTAGGGTACAGATGAGTAACATATATGCTACCATCAATGAGTTTGGTACAGAATGACTTATATTGTTACAGGTGGTGCAGGTTTTATTGGTAGTAATTTTCTACATTATCTAAAGACTAAAACTGAATTAGAAGATCGGGTTGTTGTGATAGACAACCTAGGTTATGCTGCTAAGAAAGAGTACATACCAGATGATAAGCAATTTGTTTTTGAGTGGTGCGACATCTCAGATGAAAGTAATGTCAACTATGTCTTTGATAAACATAAACCAAGAAAGATATTTCACTTTGCTGCTGAAAGTCATGTAGATAATTCTATCAAGAACTACAGACCATTCTTAGAGTCAAATGTTATAGGTACTATCAACTTACTCAATGCTAGTTTGAGGCATGAGGTTGAGAAGTTCCATCATATTTCTACTGATGAGGTGTATGGTTCTCTGGAGTATGATGATACTGAAGTCTTCAAAGAGACTACACCTTATGATCCTAGAAATCCATACTCAGCAAGTAAGGCAGCATCAGATCATTTTGTAAAGACATGGCATAACACATATGGATTACCATATTTGATTACTAATTGTGGTAATAACTATGGTCCTCATCAACATCCTGAAAAACTTATACCATTAACAATTAGTAATGCATTGAAGGATGAGGTGACATACATGCATCAAGGTGGTAGACAGATAAGGGATTGGATCTATGTGTTAGATCACTGTGCAGGTATATGGGAATTGGAAACTCATAATATTATTAATGATAATTTCAATATAGGTGGTGGATGTGAAAAAAGAAATATAGATGTCACTAGAGACATATTATATCTTATGAACAAACCACAAACTCTTATTGGTATTAACAATCTAAGACCTGGTATTGACAAACGGTATGCTATGGATCATACTAAGATTACAAAACGTACAGGATGGACACCATTCACCCCATTTGATGTTGGATTACGTGCAACTGTCACTTGGTATCTGGATAAACTAACATGATTTCACTTTATGGTCCTGGTTTTATTGGTAGAAATTTCTATCACATGTATGAACCACAAACTGAGATAGTAAACAAGGATGATCGTGAACCTAAGAGCAAAGATATCTTGTATACTATATCAACTGTGGACAATTA